CTCTGACGGAAACCTGTTCTGCAACGTCGATAACAACGGCGCTGTCCATTTCTCGGAAAATCCCGCCGATTCCGTCACCGCCAACAGCGTGTGGCGCACCGGGCTTAGCCAGGTCAACAAGGTTGCGGGTTACTGCACGGCTTCAACAATCAAGGTGGCGTGCAACGGCAATCTCGGCTCCACAGGTTCGGGGGTTGTCTTCTCTGGCACGCAGACCCACTGGGATCTCGGCACCAATGGTGCGGGCGCCAATACCATCATGGGCATCAACGAGCGTGTCGCCTTCGGGCCCAACCTGACTTTCACGGATGCCCAGCTCATCGCGATGACGACATAGGAGCCAGACATGGCCACAGGTACAGCAAGCGGCACCGGCGCCATCGCAGCTAGCACGGTCGGCCCGAACTACAAGTTCAATATCGACATCGACATCGCCACCACTGGTTCGGTGGATATCGAAAAGAAGATGCCTTCCGGCGCCTGGATCAAGGTCGTTACCGGCATCACGGCGGACTATTCCAACGTCTGGGACACCCCGGCCATGTCAACGATCCGTCTCAACGTCACGGCGGTCGGCTCCACGATCGAATGGGCGGTCATCCCCGGCGATCTGAAATCCTGATTTTCGTGCAGTGCCTACCCTCAAGCAACAGCAATCATAAGGAAATACCGAAATGACCACTCAGCCCCGTCCGTACAAATCCATCATGGGCAAGCGCATCGGCCTCGGCGCCTATGGCCAGCTTGCATCGCAGCAGCCGACCCAGATTATCGATGTCACGCCGAAGTGCGTCGATGCATCGATCACCGTTTCCGCCGAAGGCACACCGGGCGCCGACCAGCGCGCCATCACCATCACGCTCAAGGATGTCCATGGCAATGCCATCGATTATGCCGAGACCGTCGATATCGTGATGCTGCTCAATTCGGGCGGCACCGACTTCGTTGCGACTGGTGGTTCGACCGGCATTGCGATCGGCGCCTCGGGCAAGCTTCTCGCCATCGTGGCCAAGAAGGTGTTCAAGGCCATCTCGACCACTTCGGGTGTGATCGCCCTCACGTGGACGGATACCGGCACGGAAGCTGCCTTCCTCGGCCTCTATCTGCCGAACGGCATGCGCATCATCTCGTCCACGCTCCAGAACGCCTAATGAACCCACTAACCCGGCGGCGCAACCAACCCGATCCCGCAGAACAGCGCAAGGCTCAGGAAGAAGTGCGCCGCCAGATCGCCTTGGCAGTCTCGATAGCCGAGAAGAAAGCCAGGGAAGAGACGCAACAGGAAGTTCTTGCAGCGCTCTCGGCGATCACCGGCCAATAAAGCTTGGAGGCCAACAAGCTATGTCAAGAGAACGCGAACTCCTCAGGTGCTTCCTACTCTTAAACCGCAATGATTGCGGGCTGTTGGACAAGGAAGATTTCGACGGCCATCAAACCGCCTACTCCCAATCCCACGCAATGGTCGAACTGATCCGGTGGACCGAGGAGTTGTTGGGCGAAACGGAAGACGATGGGTAGGCCGTCCACCTTCTCCCAAGACGTGGCAGATATCATCTGTGAGCGGATAGCCGATGGCGAAAGCCTCCGAGCGATCTGTGGCGATGATGACATGCCAGCCAAGTCCTCCGTCTTTAAATGGCTGAGCGAGCAGGCGTCGTTTTCGGACCAGTACGCGCGCGCTCGGGAAACCCAGGCGGACGCCATTTTCGATGAAATCCTAGACATTGCGGACGATGGTTCGAACGACTGGATGGTGAAGAACACCGCCGATGGCGGTGCGATTGGCTGGCGCGAGAATGGCGAGGCACTCAGGCGCTCCGCTCTTCGTGTCGATGCTCGCAAATGGATGGCTGGCAAGCTGCGGCCAAAGAAGTACGGCGATAAGGTGCAGCATACCGGCGCGGACGGCGAGGGACCAGTCTCCGTAATCATCCAATCCTCGGACGCAGGCCTGCTTTGACGTTCCAACTCACGGCCAAGCAGAAAGCACAGGTCGAACTAGCCTCAACGGACGCCACGCACATCATGGCGTATGGCGGCTCCCGCTCGGGCAAGACGTTTGGTTTCATGCGGGCGGTTCTGTTGCGGGCCCTGGCGCATCGCAGTCGGCACGCTGTTCTGCGCTATCGGTTTAACCACATCAAGGCGTCTGTCATTCTCGACACGCTGCCGAAGGTGATGGAGCTTTGTTTCCCCGGCGTCGATGCCAATTGCAAGCTCGACAAGACGGATTGGTACTACATCCTGCCCAACGGCTCGGAAATCTGGTTCGGCGGGCTGGACGACAAGGAGCGGACGGAAAAGATCCTCGGGCAGGAATACGCAACGCTCTACCTCAACGAGTGTTCGCAGATACCCTATGCCTCGCGCAACATGGCGATCACCCGCCTGGCGCAGAAGACACCGCTCAGGCTCAAGGCCTATTACGACTGTAATCCTCCGGGCATGGCCCATTGGACCTACAAGCTGTTCGTTGAGAAGAAGGACCCTGACCGCCGCACACCGCTGGCGAACCCCACGAACTACGCCGCCATCACCATGAACCCGAAGGACAACGAGGCCAATCTCCCGGCTTCGTATCTGGAGGAGCTTCAAGGCATGTCGGAAGCCATGAGGCGCCGCTTCTGGCTCGGGCAGTTCGCGGACATGTCCGACTCCGCGCTGTGGACGATGGAACTGCTGGATCAGCAGCGCATCGTTGACGGCAAGATACCGGAGATGGTCCGCATTGTCGTGGCCGTCGATCCTTCCGGTGTAGCCGGCGAGGAAGACAAGCGCTCCGATGAGGTCGGCATCGTCGTTTGCGGGCTCGGCAAGGATGGCCGCGGCTACGTCCTGGAGGATATCTCGGGGCGCATGGCTCCCGCTCAATGGGGCGACGCTGCGGTTTCAGCGTTCGATCGGTGGGAAGCTGATTGCGTGGTGGCAGAAAGCAATTTCGGCGGGGCGATGGTGGCGGAAATCATCCGCTCTGCTGCCTCAAAGCGCATTGGTTCGGCGGTCCCATATCGGGAAGTCACCGCATCGAGAGGCAAGATTGTCCGGGCTGAGCCAATCGCAGCCCTGTTCGAACAACAGAAGGTCTCGCTCGTCGGCTATTTCGGTGAGTTGGAAGACCAGCTCTGCGCCATGACAACGGCTGGTTATGTCGGTTCACGCTCGCCTGATCGGGCGGATGCAATGATCTGGGGCCTTGCCTCGCTGTTCCCGGCCATGACGAAGCGTGAGAGCGGTCCGTTGGGACGCCCAACACCAGTCGTCAATGTCGGATATTCGAAGATGAAGAAGAGGCGCGCATGAACCAGAACACCGCTGGCGCTGTCTTGCTGCTGATTTTGGCGGCGGCAGGCCTTCACACCGATACATGGGCCGCTTGGTGGTTCGCTGGCTGCGCCGCTGGTCTAGCTTTCGTGGCGAATGAGGCTCGCGATTATTACGGCAATGGCGGCGGTTATGCTGCGCTCGCTATGGGCACAGGTTTTGCAGTCGCTTCATGGGCCGCCGTGGCCGTCTCTGCCCTTTCGCTGCTCTTCTAGGAGAAACACACATGTCCGGTCTCTTCGGCAAAACGCCAAAACCCGCTGACGCCACGCCAATGCCGGTTCCTGACGATGCTGCGGCCAAGGCGGCTGATCTTCGCCAGCGCCAGCAGATCGCAGCGCGTTCGGGTCGTGCATCCACGATGCTGTCACGCGGCAATGGTGGCAGTGCTGGCACGACAAGCTATGGCAATTCGCTGCTCGGGCAGGCCGGCTAATCGATGGACTCGCGAGCAAAAGAGCTTGTTTCCATCGGGGATAAGCTCTTCGCCAAGAAGAGCCAGTGGGACAGCCTCATGCAAGAGGTTGCCGAATACATCTATCCCATGCGCGGCGACTTCACGCAGACGTTCTCGCTGGGTGATGACTTCTCCGCAGACCTGATGGATTCGTTCCAGGTCCAGGCGCGGGAGACGCTCGGCAACACCATCGGCGCCCTGCTGCGTCAAGGCGAGTGGTTCGCGGTCAAGACCGGCCTCGATGAGATCGATGAAGACCCGGCCAATGCGCGCTGGCTTGAGTATGCCACCAATCATTTTCGCAGGCTTGTCTACGATCGCCGCGCGAACTTCGTGCGCTCGACCAACGAAGCGGATCACGATTGGGTAGCATTCGGCAATCCCGTCCTGTCGGTTGAGGAAAGCCCGGATCGCGCGCACTTCCTGTTCCGCACATGGCATCCCAAGGAATGCGCATGGATGCTGAACCAGGTCGGCAAGATCGACCACAACCAGCGCCTCATGCCGATGACGGCGCGCAACATCGTCAAGCGCTGGCCCAAGGCTGCGCTGCATCAGGGCATCATCGAAGCGTCCAAGAAAGACCCGGCGAAGGAATTCAAGGTTCGCCACATCGTCCTGCCGTTCGAGGAGATTTACGGGGACGACAAGGCCAAGCGACGCCAGTACAAGGACAACCCGTTCTGCTCGCTCTACATCGACTGTGAGCATGAGGAGGTTCTGGGCGAGGGGCCGCTTCCGGTCTTCAACTACATCATTCCACGCTGGCGTACCGTATCGAGCTTCCCGCAGGGGTTCAGCCCGGCCGCCATCAACTCATTGCCCGATGTGCGCATGCTGCAATCGCTGGCCCGCATCCTTCTGGAGCAGGGCGAGAAGGCGGTTGACGCCCCGATGTTCGCCCGTGGAGAAATCTTCCGCGATGCGGTGAACCGCTATGCCGGCGGCATGACCTACGTTGACCTTGAGGCAGACCAGAAGATCCAGGACGCCATCATGACCGAGCCGACATCGAGCGGCTTGGGCTTCGGCATGGAGATGAAGCAGGACGTTCGCAACCTCATTGCCGAAGCGTTCCTCTTGAACAAGATCATGCTGCCGCCGCAGCAGAAGACCGCGTTTGAGACGCAGGCACGGCTTGAGGAGTATCGCCGAGCCATCCTGCCGTTCACCGGCCCGATCGAGAGCGAATACCATCTGCCGCTGTTGGACGTAGCATTCCAGATGGCGGTGCGTAACGACGCGTTTGACATCGACGCAATGCCCAAGGCCCTGAGCAACAAGGACGTAACGTTCACGTTCGAGGGCCCGTTGAACACGGCAGAGGGCAGGCAGAACGTCCAGGCCTTCCAGGAATCACTGCAGATCGTGGCTGGCGCCGCCAAGATCGACAAGACGGTTGCCACGCTCATTGACTGGCAGAAGGCCACCAAGGACGCCGTGCGCGGCACGCAGGCGCCGGCTGACTGGTTCAACGATGAACAGACGCAGCAGAACGCGGCCGACCAGCAGAACACCGTTGACGGTCTTACGCAGGCTGCTGCCGCGCTTCAGGGCGGGGCACAGGTAGGCAAGAGCGTTGCCGATGCGTCCATGGCTCTATCGCAGGCCGGCATGATCTCGGGGCCGCAGGGCGGTGTAACGCCAGGGGCTGGCGCGTGAAGCCACTAATCGCTGCGGTGGTTCTCGTCGCGGTTCAACTGGCGGCATGCACAACGGCCTCGCCAGACATGTCACGTGAAACATCGCTGGCGATTGTGAAACTGGCAAAGGCTCAGAACTAAAACCCCATAGGAGGCAAACTATGGATAAGATTTGGTCCCCGTTTGATATCAACGTCATGCTGCATCATCACTGCAGCATAGAGCGCTTTGACCGGGAAAGCGCGCCGATTTACCTAGAGCGTCGTGATGCGCTGATCGCTGCGGGCCTTCTGGAGTGGCGAGATGGGATACCCCAATCAACGCCACTGGGCGCGGCCCTCGTTGAAATGTGGTGTAGCCAGCCGATCCCGGAGGTTCGTTACATTGATCCGCGTATAGGAGCGCAGGGCTAATGGAAGCCCATGCGCCCGCGCCCTACGACAAAGATATCGTCATGGCCATTCGTGCCGTGATCGCCGGCAAGGCCAATGAGGGCCAGCAGCAGGCGGCCATGGATTGGATCATCCAGCACGCCAGCAACTACTACGACCTGAGCTACCGCAAGAATGACAGCCACGCCACGGCCTTTGCCGAGGGCAGGCGGTTCGTCGGCGCGCAGATCGTCAAGATGCTGAGGAGCGAAACCCTCAAGGCGGTTGAAGGCAAGCCGCCGAAACCAGTTCGAGGCAAGAGGCAAGAGGCAACGGAATGACCGAGGCAAACACCACGGCGGAGGTCGATAAGACCGCTGTCACTACCGACACTACGACCAATACAGCCGAAACCACCACGCAATCGACCACAGCGGCCACCACAGAGGCGGCGAAGACTGCGGACACGGCAACCACCGCGCTCGACAAAGGATCGTCTGGCGAGGCTGAGAAGACCGAAGCCAAGTCGCCATGGGGCGACAACTGGCGCGAGGAAATGGCTGGCGGTGACGATGATGTCGCCAAGGCCATCTCCCGCTACGGTTCTCCTAAGGGTGTAGCGCGGGCTCTGCGTGAGGCGCAGGCGGCTATCCGCTCCGGCCAGCGCACGGCAAAGCCCGATCCCAAAGACGAAAAGGCCATGGCCGAATGGCGCAAGGCCGAGGGCATCCCCGACGATCCGACCGGGTACAAGCTTCCTGACACCGTGATCAAGCGCCTGGTGGACGAGGACAAGCCCGTCCTCAACTCCTTCACCGAGTTCGCCCACAAGAAGGGCGCCCGGCCCGATGTCGTAGAGATCGCGTCGGAATGGTATGTCGAGATGGCTGAAGCCGCACAGGCCAAGCAACTCGAATCCGACAAGATTGCCTCGGAGGAAGCCGAGGACTCGCTCCGCAAGGATTGGGCGCACGGCGAATACAAGGCCAACACCACGATCGCCCGGCGCTTTATCGAAGGCATTCCCGGCGTGGGCGCCAGATGGGCAGAGGCCCGCATTGACGGCAAGCGCCTTGGCGATCTGCCCGAGTTCATCGCATGGGCTGCCGACATGGGCCGCGAGAAGTTCGGCGATGTTGCCTTCACCTCCAGCGATAGCGAAAAGAAGCATACAGCGCGCCGCGAGGAGATCGAGAAAATTATAGGCTCAGACGAATATTTCGAGAAGGGCCTCGATAAAGAATACGCGGCAATCCTGGAAAAGGATTTGAAGCGGCGGAAATAGGGATTGCACCCTGATTCCAATGGGTTATTCTGCGATATGCTTACACAAAGTCGCCTCAAGGAATGCCTGTCGTACGATCCTGAGACTGGAGAATTTCGCGCCCTATCAACGATGGGTGCGCGGCAAGCGGGGTCAGTCGCGGGGTCGAGGCATCCGAAGGGCTATGTCTCCATCACGGTAGATGGGCATCGTCATCTTGGCCACCGGCTGGCGTGGCTCTACGTCTATGGTGTTTTCCCGGTCGGCGATACCGACCACATCAACGGCGTAAAGACAGACAACCGCATTGCCAATCTGAGAGAGGCTACACGCAGCCAGAACATGGCTAATCTTGGTGCCCTGAAAAACAGCAAGAGCGGCATCCGGGGAGTTCGCTTCTTCCCTCGCACCGGGCGCTGGGTTTCTGAAATCAGAGCGAATGGCAGGTCCGTTCATCTTGGATATTTCGCGACGGCTGATGCAGCCGCGCAAGCATATCGTGAGGCCGCCACTCGGTTCCACGGAGAATTTGCCCGCGCCGGCTAAGCCAGCCGTGGCAATTGCAAAAGGTTGAAAGCGGCCACCCCGGAAACGGCCCCGCCAAAACCTTTCATCACCACCAATACGAAAAGCCCCGACAGATAGCGGCCACCCTAGTTCGCTGGCCCCGCGATGCTGACGGCTACCCTTTTGCGTAGCGGCTCACCCTCCAATCGAACTCAAGCTGAAAGGATACCATGATGGCTATTGAAGCCGCCATGATCCAGTACAGGCGCGAATTCGTCGGAGCTTTCGAGCAGCGCGTGAGCCTGCTCAAGGCTATGACGACCAAGGAAGCAGTGATCAGTGGCAACCAGGCCACGTTCCTCGTTTCCGGCTCCGGTACTGACACCGCAGTCTCTCGTGGCACCAACGGGCAGATCCCGTATGGCAATCCCACGAACAACCAGAACACGGCCACCCTCGTGGAAAAGCACGCTCCCTACGAGCTGACCGGGTTCAACATCTTCGCCTCGCAGGGCGACCAGAAGCGCATCATGCAGACCGCGTCGATGGCGGTCATCAACCGCGACATCGATCTCACGCTGCTTGCTGAGCTGGCCAACGCTACCCAGGACTATCCTTCGACGGCGCAGACCGCATCGTTGCAGATGGTTGCTGGCGCGCAGGCCATCCTGGGCAATGCGGATATCCCGGTGGAAGACGAGAACAACATGTTCGCGATCATCTCCCCGGCGTTCCGTGGCTACCTCCTGCAGACGACCGAATTTGCTTCGGGCGACTACGTGGACGTGAAGCCTTTCGGCGGTCCTGCTCGCAGGATGTTCCGCTGGATGGGCATCAACTGGGCGGTCTCCAGCCGCGTCACCGGCCTCGGAACCTCGGCGGAAATCTGCTATCTCTTCCATCGCGACGCCATCGGCTATGCGGTGAACGTGGGCGAGGAGAAAATCTCCATCGGCTACGACGAGAAGCAGGATACGTCCTGGACCCGCGCGACCGTCTTCCACGGAGCAAAAATCCTCCAGAACACCGGCATCGTGAAATGGACTCACGACGGCTCGGCGTTCGTTGCCACGTAAGGAGAACGGACAATGGCTTATGTAGCTGACAACCTCGCAATGGTGTTCGCCCCCGTCGGGGGCGGCATCATCCCGCGTGCCTTCGTCTATCAGACGACTTCCGATGCTGACGCCACGATTGTGGGCGCCGGCTATTTCTCGGATGGCGTCACCAAGGGCATGCGCGTCGGTGATCTGGTCTTCGCGGTTGCGACGACCGGCCCGAAGTACAAGCTCTACCAGGTCGCATCGGTCTCCGGTGCGGCTGCGACTGTCGCGGCCCCTGTCGCGATTACTTGATCTAACTAAAACGGGGGCGGCTCCTTAGCGAGTGCGCCCCCGTTCACTCATCCCAAGCAAGACAGAGGTTCAAATGTCCGTAACCTACAAGGAATCGGCGTTGACGCTGATCAAGGTAACCTTCGGCGGGCTGACTGGCTCGTTCCCTCAGAATGTTAGCGTTCCGGGACTGAAGGTCGGTGATGTCGTTCTTGTCGTGACAACGGCCACCGGCAACATCATTTCCGGTGGCGGCGCCACTGTCGAGGGCATTGTGTCCACTAATGACCAGCTTCGTGTGGTCGGTGTGCTCGACGACTCGTCCCCCTACACCGTGGTTCTGACCCGCATCTAACACCACTTGATCGGCGGCTCGCAGCTTCGGCTGCTGGTTGCCTCCCGGCGGTCGAGGGGGCTGGCCAGATTGCGCTGGCCCCCGAACCGCTCCCAACCCGTGAGGCACACATGAAAATCCCCGCGAATACGGCGCTCAACAGCGCCGACTTCACCCGCACGCTTCGTCGCATGGTTGTCCCCAATTCCATGACGATGGAAGAAGTTTCCATCCCCGGCAACTGGGCGAACGTCTTTTCCAAGCTCAAGGCACATGACGAGGTGATCGTCACGCCCGAGGATTTTTCCTGGCGCCTGCATCTGCTGGTTACGGAGACCGGCGTCGGCTGGGTCAAGACCGCGCTCCTGCATGCGATCGATCTTACCAAGGGCGTTGCCAAGCAGCCCTCCGTTGAGCTTCCCGGCGATGTCCCCGAGGACGCGCCTGCTGCTCCCGAGGGCTACGTGGTCAACTTCGCTCCCGCCCACAAGTGGCGCGTGATGACCAATGACCCGCATCTGGTGGTGAGCAAGGACCACAAGACCCGAGCCGAGGCCATCCAGGCGGCTATTGTACACTCCAAGAAGGCTTCCGGTCTCGCCGCATGACCACGATCGCATTTCGTTGGGGTGTACTGGCGTCGGACAGCATGTGTTGCCGTGGCAGTTGGATAAATCCTTACCCGGCGGAAAAGCTCTTCAGGCTTCCCGATGGCGGCGTGGCGGGTGTCACCGGCGAATATGCCGAGGCTATGGGTTTTGTAGCGTGGCTACAGGGCCATGAACAAGCCGATAGGCCACCGCTCTCAGAAGCGTCAGTAATCCGCCTCCACAAGGACGGCTCGCTGACAATCTACGAAGGCAGCGCTTCGTACGACATCAAGCCTGATTTCGCGGCTTTTGGCTCCGGCGGTATGGCGGCAAATGCTGCCATGTACATGGGTGCCGACGCAGCCAAGGCCATTGAGGTTGCCTCGCTGCTCGATGACGGAACGGGCGGCAAGATCGTCACCATGAAGTGCGAGATCTGAATGGCCACGAAGCTCGGAATCTACAAGGCGGCATTGCGCTATCTCGGCAACGCGGCCGGTGTGGCAAGTCTCACCGAGGCCAGTCCGGCCCGCAATGCGCTCGATGATGCATGGCAGGAATCCGGCGAATACATGCTCGCCAAGGGCCTGTGGAACTTCGCCATCCGCGCTTCCGAGTTCCAGCACGACGAGGATGTCGAGCCGCTGTTCGGCTATCAGTATGCGTTCTCCAAGCCGGCTGATTGGGTGCGCACCGTCTCGATCTCCAGCGACCCGGCATTCCAGGTCGGGTTTGAGGACTACAACGACGAGACCGACTACTGGTACGCCAACGCCGATCCGATCTATGTCCGCTACATCTCCAACGACGATGATTACGGCTGGAACATCGGCAAGTGGCGCGAGCCGTTCGCTCAGGCCTTCGCGGCCTATCTGGCGTTTCAATGCGCACTGCCGATCTCGTCGGACAAGGGCACCAGGAACGATCTGTTCAACCTCTCCAAGGCCCTACTCTCCGAAGCCAAGACGCTCGATGCCGTCGATGACAAGGTGGACTATGCGCCGGCCGGCCGGCTGGTGAGTTCCCGCCTTCGTCGCGGTTCGCTCTCCGGGACGCGGCGCGGTCTCTGATGCCGAAGGTCAACGTCTATCTTCAGCATTTTGCCGTCGGCGTGCAGGACAAGAAACACCTGCCGCGCGTCGATCTGGAGCGCATGCGGCTTGCTGCGGAGACGCAGACCAATCTACTCCCCCTGACCAGCGGCCCCGCCTTCATGCGGCCCGGTCTGGAATATCTCTCGACCACGGATAGCAACCATATCTGCCGCGTGAAGGAGTTCGTCTTCGGCGCCACCGATGCAGCGCTGATGGAATTCACCGACCAACTTATGCGCGTGCGGGTGGACGATGTGCTGGTGACCCGGCCAACGGTTACGGCTACGGTCACCAATGGTGATTTCGCCGCCGGCGCCGGCTGGACGCTTACGGCAACTTCCGGCGCCACCTGTACGGTTTCAGGCGGCTATCTCAATCTCACCGCTCTTGCGCGCGGCTCCAAGGCTTCGGCCACGCAGACAGTAACCGTCAACCAGATAGGCACCGAACACGCGCTGCGTATCGTTGTCGAGCGCGGCCCGGTGACGCTGCGTGTCGGCTCGACGGCGGGCGGTGACGAATATATCAACGAAACGGTTCTGAGAACCGGTACCCATTCCCTTGCCTTCACGCCATCGGGCGCATCGTTCTACCTGGAGTTCTTTTCGAAAGACGCGAACCTCAAGCGCGTTGATAGCTGCCAGGTGGAGTCGTCGGGCGTAATGACGCTTCCGACCCAATGGTTAGCGGCCGACCTGTTCAAGATGCGTTATGCGCAATCGGCCGATGTGGTCTTCGTTGCCTGCGATGGATACAGACCACAGCGCATTGAGCGTAGGTCAACGCGGTCATGGTCGGTCGTTCGCTATCAGCCGGCGAATGGTCCCTTCACCCTGGGGCCAACCCGTGCGGTAAAACTGACACCAAGCGTTACCGAGGGCAACGGCACGCTCACGGCATCTTCCGCTTTGTTCAATGCCGATCATGTGGGAGCCATTTTCTCGCTGACCCATGAGGGATTTAATATCACCTCGCAGTTGGCCGCCGAGGGAGAGTTCACGGACTCCTTCAAGGTAACCGGCGTCAGTAACGCCAGCGCCAATGATCGTAACTGGAGCTATTCGATTTCCGGCACATGGGTGGGGACCATTCGCTGGCAGCGGTCTTTCGATGGTGCCGACACCGGCTTCAAGGATTTCCGCTACGCCACGGGAAGTTCTACGGTTGACATAACGGCCAACGTCGGCTCGACACAGAATAATGACGAGGACGATAACGCTATCATCTGGTACAAGATCGGCTTCAAGCCCGGCTCATACACCTCGGGCTCGGCTACTGTCGTCGTCAATTATGATGGCAGTGGCGGCACCGGGATTTGCCGAGTTACCGGCTACACCAGCGCCACGCAGGTTGACATTGAAATCCTGACGCCGTTCCATGGCACGAAGGCAACGGACGACTGGCGGGAGGGTGAGTGGTCAGCAAACCAGATATGGCCGTCTGCCGTCACCTTTGCTGAGGGCCGTTTGTGGTGGTCCGGTTCAGATCGTCTGTGGGGTTCGGTCTCTGATGGGTTCGAGGACTTTGACGACACGACGGAAGGCGATAGCGGGCCGATCTCGCGCTCTATTGCCACGGGTGGGGTAAACGACACGCAATGGCTTCTCGCTCTCCAGCGGCTGCTTGTGGGAACGGAAGGCGCCGTCTCGACGGTCAAGTCCTCGTCCTTCGATGAGCCGCTGACGCCAACGAACCTTTCGATCAAGGATTCGTCCTCTACGGGCGCGTCATCCGTCGATCCGGCGAGGGTTGATACTAGGGGCGTGTTTGTCGATCGCTCCGGCAGGGCGTTGTTCGAACTGTCCTTCGATGGGCAGAGTTCAGACTACAACGCCACGCAGATGTCGAAGCTGGCAACGGACCTATTTTCCTCGGGCATCAAGACGCTCTCGGTCCAGCGCCGGCCCGATACAAGAATCTGGCTGGTCAACAATGACGGCTCCTGCGTCTGCGTGGTCTACGAGCCGCTGGAACAGGTTCTGGCCTTCATTCCGATGGAGACGGACGGCACATTTGAGAGTGTCGCTGTCCTTCCGGCTGATGACCAGGACAGGGTGTATTTCGTCGTCAACCGCACGATCAATGGTTCGACTGTCCGCTATGTCGAGAAGATGGCGCTGGATAGCGAGGTCAAGCCGACCACGCTCTGCAAGGTGATGGATGCGTTTGCTTCGGGGACCAATTCCCCGGCATCCACGACCATCCATGTGGGTACGCATCTTCAGGGCGAAAGCGTCGTGGTCTGGGCCGATGGCGCACCGCTGGTGACGCTCGGGGCTAATGGCTACACCACGCCCAACACCTACACAGTGGACGGTAGCGGTAATATCACGGTTGGCTCAGCAGTCACCAATTGGGTTGCGGGCATTCCCTACACCGCGCGCTACAAGTCGGCCAAGCTTGCTTATGGCGCCGCCGGTGGCACGGCAATGCTGCAGATGAAGAAGGTCAACGAGCTTGGCCTCATCATGACCGATTTCGTCAGGGCAGGCGTCCGCTACGGCTCGCAGTTCGACAACACTGAGCGCCCGCTGTTCCCTCTTCCTGTACAGCAGGGCTTTACCACGGCACCGGCCATTGTGCTCAGCGATGTGAACGACGAGGAGCCGTTCATGTTTCCGGGTGAGTGGGACACGGACAGCCGCGTTTGTGTCGAGTGTGCCAGTCCTAACACGATGACCCTGATCTCAACCGTGATCTCCGTGACCACCAACGGCTGATGCTGCAAATCCTGCCTGCCGATCCGCATCGCGTAGCGGTAGCCCTGAACGTGGTGATCGACTGGCCGGCTGTTGCCTTCGTTGGCATGGATGATGGCGAACTGGTCGGGACTGGCGGGATAGCTTGGGGCGCTGATCGGTGCTGGCTGTGGCTGCATGTGCTTAAGCCGAGACCACAATATGCGGTGCCGCTCGTGAGGGTTGCCAAGAAGATGCTGCGCAAGGCTGTGCAGCTCGGCGAGACGGAAGTCTACACAGTGCGGGATGCGCAATATGCATCCTCCGCAAAGCTCTTGAAACTGGTCGGGTTTGAACTGTCCGAAATCAAAGACGGACAGGAGGTTCATACATGGCATTCCTCCCCGTAATTGGCGCGCTGTTCGGCGGCGCATCTGGCGGCCTTGGTTCGACGCTCGGCGCGATCGGCAGCGTTGTCTCTGGCGTTGGCACGATAGCGGCTGGGGCAGCGGAAAAGAACGCTGCCGACTTCGAAGCCGCTCAGATGGACCAGAAGGCCAAGGAAGAGGTTGCCGCTTCCCAACGCGATGCTATCGCCAAGCGCAGGGAAGGGGCCATCCTCAACTCACGCGCCCAGGCTCTTGCCGCTGCCTCCGGTGGTGGCGCTGGCTCAGATGCACCGACCATCGTCAAGCTTATGGGGCAGACGGCAGGCGAGGCGGATTACAACGCTCAGACGGCCATGTATGGCGGCT